GCGCATGCACGTTGTGACGGACCCAGCGCTCTGCCACTGGACACGCTCGAACCGCTGCTGCGGCAGGTCAAGGCGGTGGACCAACTCGTCAAGTCGTTCGAGCCTCTTCGGATCGACTGAAGCTTGCCACCCGTTCAAACAGAACGTGTGGCACTTCCCCTCTTAGTCGGCTATTTGAGCGACAGATAAGGATTGTTCGGTGGAACGGCATCGAATATGTGCGATGGGTCTTCGAGCAAATAGCCATGCACCTGGCGCGTTTTGCGCGGTCCCATGACCTCGCACGTCCTGATGTTCAGACCCGATGGCTGTTTCCTGTGGAGTCCGAGTTTTTCAAAGCGCTTCTGCACCCACTGCCAGTCCTGCAGGGCCGCGTCCTTCGCAAGCGGCCCAATGGTTGGATGCTCTTGTGCGTAGCGCTGGAAAACACCAGGGCTGATCAGGTAAACCGTGTCGGACACGGTATGTACCAGGGCCTTGGCGTCATTGATGATGAGCTTGCGGGTCTGGACGGCCTGTTTCAGCCAGGCCATGAAATGCTCGCCCGATGGCCGCCCGGTAAATGAGGCGAAATCGTGCGGCGCAGGCGCGGCGGTCGGCGCCGAAGGACCTGGGGCCGATGCGGGAGGGTCGAGCGGCACCGCTGCATCGTCGGCACCCTCTGGCGGGGCTTCGACGGACTGCTCCGGCTCAGGCGTTGTCTCGAACATCGCCAGCATGCTTTCCAGTGGGTCGGCCGGATTGCGCTGCGTGCTGGGAGGTATGGCGTGACTTCCGCCCGACTGATCTGGACGGCTGCTTGCTGCGGGCTCCTTCTCCGTTGCCACCGCTGCTCCAGGTAGCAATGCAGCGTCGGGTGCGGACGGGCGCGGCCCGTCCTCGGCCTCGCCGGCGTTGTCCACGGTCACGGTTCCCGCAAATGGGCTGGGTCGCTCCGAGGGCTCCCAGATCAGCGCCGGGGCCAGGCGCAGGAGCGTGAAGGCATGGGACCAGCCACTCTCACTGGTAATAGTTGCGCGCCAGATGGCCTTGCCGGAGGCGGTGGGCTGCAACATGGCATGATCCTGTAGCACGTTGAACACGGCCGTGTTGTTCGCGGGGATGCCATCGACCCCCTGGGACAGCAGGTGCGCGCGCAGCTTGTCCGAGACTGTCTTGCTCACCAGCCACAGCGCGTCCTCGGTGAGCCAGCCATCGGAGGCCTCCGGCTGGTTCAGTTTCAGCTCTTCCTTGAGCAGGTAGCGCAGCCCGTTGACCAGCTTGCGTTGGAGCGAGTGCTTGGGCGCGGCCATGGCGCGCGCGGGATCGCCGCCCAGCTCCTGGGCGACGGAGGCGCGGTCGGCCTGCACGACAAGCTCGCCCAGAACCCCGGCGTGCTCGTACTGCCCAGCCAAGACGTAGAGCAGCGGCGCCCACAAGGATGGATAGCCACTGAGCCAGTCCAGCAGATCGCGATTGAGCAATTGCTGGTACAGCAAGCCTGTCGCGGCGCTATGAAGCCGGTACTCGCGGTCGTCGCGGTAGCGGAAGCGGTACGGTTGGCGCAGCGGGCCGTGCCATGGGTGCCAGGTGCTGCCGTCGGCCAGCTCGACGTGCAGATCGACGGCCACCTTGCCGATGTCATGGAGCAGTGCGGCATAGGCGACGGCCGCAGTCCAGGCTTCGGCCTGCGCCGCCTGGTCTTCGGGGCTGGCCCCGATGGGCAGCAGATGGGACTGCCGCAGCTTTAGGCTGTAGGCGACGATTTCGAGGCCATGGTCGAGCATGCCGCCCGGGTAGGCATGGTGATGCGCTTCGGAAGCCGGGAAGGCCTGGACCAGCTCGGCGTAGCGCTCCAGCGGCGCGCGGTACAGGGAGGCGAACTGCTTGCGCGAAAGCGAGGTGCGCTGCCAGATGTGTTCCAGCAGCTTCTGCCGGCGCGGGGTGGCGAGCAACGATGCGGCCGACTCCGGCCGCATCAACCCTTTCGGGAGGTCGGTGGCGGGTGCTGGCGACGGCGCGGCAGCGACCGGGGGCCGTTTTCGCTGGAACAGGGAGAGCATGTCGGTGTCCTGATGGCGGGCCGGGCGGGAGGCCTTTTTGAATGGGTGTGAGATAAACCTAACAGGACCAGTGAGAAAAAGGTGGGATACTCCGATCCACACTGACCAATACTGGGATGGGAAATCAAATTCCGTTGGTCATGCTGCAATCGGTGGGATGCCGGTCAGTCGTGACCGACCGGGCTGAACATGTCGCGTTGACGGCTATCCAGGTCTGCCTTGCGCAGGACCTTGATAACCCGGTAGATGAACTGAAGAGAGAACCCGTACTTGCGGGCCAGCTCCCGGTGGTTCTGGCCCTTCCAGTCTTCATAGATCTGCTGGTGCATGCGCGATGCTTCTATCCGCGCCCCCTTGGGCATGTACAGCTGCTGTCCACCCCATTGCTCAACCATCCGCATGGCGACATCGGTGCCGAGGGCGTTGGCCGCATCCTTAGAAACGCCGAACGCTTCCATGGCTGCGACCGAGACTTGCTCAGCCAAGTCGTCCAGCAGATCTCCGGCAGGGCTACGGCCTTCTGCTTTCATGCTCCCTCCTGCTCGATTCGAGCAATCCATTTCTTCATCTCCTCGATCACAAGACTGGCCTGCTCCGAGGTGAGCCACTGCAAAGCCTGGGCGCCGGTGCGGCCCTGGACGAACTTCACCAGCGAATCCTCAGAGGCGTCCCGCAGCACTCCAAGGTCTCGGAGAGTCAGCCAGAGCGAGCGGATCTTGCGGGACCACGGGTCGGCGGCCCGAGTCCTTTTCTCCTTGGCATTTGGACGAACCATGAAGCCTTTGCTCTTGAGCTCTTCCAAAACCCTGTAGAGGTTTGGAACGCTCAATTTGGCACTGGAGGTCGCCCCGCCAAGCCCTTTCATGCCGGCCAACATCAGGCGGTAAGTGTCGTCATCCATCTGGAGTTCGCGACGAGCAACATGGATAAGCTTGATCAGACGCAGCCGATTGGGATTGGACGGTGCGGTACTCACTGGCTGCTCTCCCGCTCTGTACCGGTCGTGGCCACGCTTTTCTCCAGGAGCCGAATGCGGCTCTGCAACTTCTTCACCACAGCCTTCTGCAGGTGCGGCAACGCGAGCGCAGCACGACATTGGTCTACGTCAAAGCTATCCACGGCGCGCAGACGGCTTTCGGCATCTACCGCGCCGTACTGGCGACCAGGTTGCATGAAGGGATTGGCGTGTGACATATCACACCCCCTGGGTCAGCCGAGCGACCGGCTGATGGCCAACTGCGTGATGCAGTTGAGCAGAACGACCTGCCTCATATCCGGCGTCACCGGCCACCTCGTCGCGGGCCTTGAGCTTGCGGCGTTTCATCTTGGCCTGACCAAGCTTAGGGTAGTTCTTCGCCATATAGGCCTGGATAGCCTCGGCAATGTTGTCCTCGACCCCAGCGAACTGCTCTACCTTTACCAGCACGGCATCAATCCAGCCGTGGGCGAAGGCATCACCCCGCGCAACCTTGGTGGAGCGTTTGCAACGTTTCTGTGTGGCAAGGTAGTCCCGTCGAGCCTTCTGCAGCTGGCGCTCCAAGACCTGGTAGGCGTACCCCGCCAGTTCTGGTGCCGCTCCGCAACCGATAAAGATGAATGAAGCGTGCTCAAACCAGGGAGCACTGATGATGAAGTGGGCGCCGAATGCCTCGCCGCAGACATGAGCCAAACGTACACGCCACGCCGGGGGCTCACTCTCCGATCCAGCTGCTACCTTGGCCTCGCCGGCCATGCTGGCAAGAACGTCCCCCATTTCCAGGTTGTAGGTTTCCATGAGCTTGTGAGCTTGGCGCAGGGCAATTTCCGCTTCGTTTGGGTTGGAGCCCTTGCCCTTTGCCATCTCCAGGCATTTCTTGATCTTGTCGAGGATACGATCCTGGTCCACGTTACACCCCTGCCAAAGTCATGTTGATCGGCAGGTACTGGTCAGTGTTGCCCTGGCGCTTGTAGACCCGGATGTAAACGGCAGTACCGTTCACCTGGATGGAATCCTTCAGCGCCTGCATGGCGGTCTTCCAGGCCGGGTCATTGATCTCCACTCGCAGCAGACTGAGCACATCTTTAACCATGAGCTGGCCTTGACGGTTGGCCCGAAATGCACGGTCGACCAATACGCGTAAGTGGTCGTTCGCCCCCTCCGACCAGGTGCTGATGCACTGATTGATCAGCTCGCGGGCGGCGAGGATCTCCTCGGTGAAGACGATGCGGTCTGCGTAGGCGCGCTCGATCTTGTACTGGCCGTCATAGGTGGTGATCGAGACGTTGCCCTTCTGCCCACCCAGCTGGACGCCGTAGCGTTCGGAGGACACGGCGATCAGGTCCGCAATGTCGGCAAGCGCCTGTTTCTTGAAATCGGCCAGCAAGGCGTTGATATGCTCGGCGGCATTGCCTAGATCGCGAGCGACACCGTCGCGCAGCTTGTCGTGCTCGCGCACCTGGTGCTCAGGCACCAAATGGCCAGCAGCGTTCATGACGAAACCGGCTGGAATAGCAACCGCCTGAGATTGTTGGATATCAGCCATGAGTTGGCTCCTCAACTGGGGAAAAGGTTTTACAGCCGCAGCGCGGGCACACGTTGTCGCTACGCCAGGAATCTTTCGGATGCGGGCGGCGACGGAGTTCGGTGAAGGCGCCAGTCCAGCGGCAACGGCGACACTTCAGCAGTCGATCTGTCATCAACGCTTCCCCCGTGCTTTAGCAGCGCGTTTTTCCTGCAGTTTCTCGGCGAGGTAACGCAATTCGCTGTGAATCTTTGCGTAGTTCCCCGCGATAAACAGGTCCAGCAGCTTTACCAGCAGGTTGTTGTGCTGAACCTGATAGGCCTTCAGCTGGTAGATCTGTTCATCCTGGCGGGACAGTTTGTTTATGGCTTCCTCCGCCAATGCGCAGAGTTCCTGGCGGCTGAGCTGGGAGAAGTCCTTGGGCACCGGCAGTGTGGGTTCAGTCACAGCTGATACCTCTCTTCAATCCAGTGCCCAGGCGCCATTGCAGGTGTCGGGTGGTTTTCGTCTTGCTCGTGTGGGGAGAGCTGGCGCTTGGTGCCGGCCTGCAGCTGGCTGTCGGGGATGCAGCTGATGCCGACCCCATTCAGCAGGTAGCAGGTGACGCCGCGTTGGCTGTCGTGCTGTACGTCGATGACGTTCTCTTGGGGCAATGGTGCTGCGCTGGTGCCGGTGGCCAGCAACAGGAGACAGAGGACGAGACGGCTCATTGGTCCTGCTCCTTCACCAGGCTGTACCAAACCACATCTACGCCACGAATCGTCACGGTGGAGCGGGTACGGCGCCCCACGGTGGAGTAGCGAATGGAGCGCAGCTCGTGACCGAAGCGCCGCGACAGCAGCTCAACGCTCTCGGCATCGATCTTGATACGGTTTTCGGCCAGCTCCAGGCCTACCACTTGGATGCCGCTGCTGCGCATGTCACGGGCCAGCTGGTTAAACGTCGACAACTTGACCGGGAACTCGGAGGCAAGAATGCTCACCGGTTGGTACTGCTGGGTAATCGCGCTGACGGTTACCATTTCACACCCCCTTAACAACATCGGCGGTGACCAAGGGCTCACCGATCTGCGTGGCCAGATTCATGGCGGCCTTCACCAGGTTGCTGAGGGCTAGCGGATAGAGCTGGCTGGTCTTGTCGCGGCCACTGGTGCTCAGGCGTTGAATGATTGCCTGGATGCCACATTGGCTGATGACTTCCTGCAGCGGCTTTTGGAGCCGGCCGAAGCGGAAAGCCAGGTGCTGTTCGACGGCGGTGACCGATATTGGAGACAGCTCCACAATCTCGACCCGTTGCGCAACCTCTCGCACTTCGCCATTGCGCGGGCTCAGCTTGTGCAACAGTTCAGGCTGGCCGATCAGGATGATCGAGATCAGCTTGGTAAAGCCGCCAACCTCCAGCTCGCGCAGCCGCTTCAATTGCTTGAGCGTCGGTATCGGCAGCGAGTGTGCTTCTTCGATGATCAGCAGATGCCGATTGCCAGCGGCATGGCTGGTTTTCAACGCACGGTGCATCTGGGCGAAACGCGCCTCAGGCGAGGATTTCGTTTTCTCCAGGGGCGCAACAGCGGCCATGATCGCTTCTGCGATATGGGTACTTTTCAGCGTCTTGCCTTTGGTGTCGTTGTCTTCCATCGCGAGGATGTACGGCTCGATCACCATCACCGGGGCATTCTCAGCCTCAAGGCGGTTGTGCAGATCGCGGCGCAGCGTGCTCTTGCCGGCGCCGGATTCGCCGATCACCGCCAGAAACCCATCATGTCGGGCAACCTGGTACATGGATTCACGGACGTAGCGAATGTCCGGGCTTACGTACATATCGTCAGCCTCTTGCAATTCATCGAGCGGATCGCGGAAAAGACCGAATTGCTTCCGTGTGGCTGGTGTCAGCACCTGTTTGGCCATTAGCATGAGCTCGCACTCCTGTTCGTTTACTTGGTCGTTTTCGGGTGGGGTTGCAGGGGCCTCGGCGTTGGCGCGCCGGGGCTCCGTCTCTTTAAAGGCAGCAGCGATAGCTGCAACATTGGCGCCGCGCTGGGCAAGGAACGTTTGAATTCGCCCCTGCAGCGCGTTGCGATCCAGCGATTTGGGCCACTGGTTGTGGTTGATCAGTTGGGCGATAGCGGCCTGGCTCAGATCGACCGCACGGGCCAGCTCGGCCTGTGGAACCTTGATCTCGGCGAGCACGTCCTTGAGCTTCAACATCAGGCATTACCTCCTACTACGCGCAGGCCAGGCCGGGCTGGCGCACGCAGTTGCTGGGTGATGGCGTCGAGCTGATCTTCCGGCACGCCGTTTGGGTAGCTGGACTTGAGCCAGGCCATCGAGTCGGCAGTCCAAGTGCTTCCCAGCTGGAGACGCAGCAGTTTTGCGGCCTCCACGTGGGAGAGAGGTTGAATCTCCACGGTTGGCGCGGTGATGGGCGAAGCAACGCCGCGCCGTGGCATGTAGGTAGGCAGCACCGTATCGGTGATGTGCTTGTGCGGATCGATCTCGCCGTTGAACGGCAACGCCCGCGCCTTGCGGGCTGCAGCCGCGTCTTCCTGCGATTCGGTTCCGGTAACCAGCTGTTCGATTGTCTTGCGAGCCTTCTGCGCTGGGGTATCGGCCTGGGACTTGAAGGATTCGCCGATCACTGCGGAGGTCGCCTTGAAGCCGTTGGCATCGATGGCGATTCGCTCAACCACATGGAAGACCTCCCGGCCATCCTCGTTCGTCATTACCACCTGGGCGCTGTCTTCATCGCGCCACGGGTTGCGGGTGATCAGCAAGGTATCGCCCACCATGATCTGTGGAATGCTGGACACATCGAATTGCCCGCCGCGATAGGAAACCTGGAGGAAGTCGTTGACCTTCCGGGTCTCAGGCGCGGTCACTGCCAACTCGCGGCAAACCTCCACCGATGGCGCCAGGCGCAGTTGATCTGCTTGAACGGTCAGCCACTGCCCGTAACGGGTGCGGCGGTGGCGCGGATGGATGGCGGGCGCGGTGTGGGAGCG